CTCTGCTAGTTGAGACTGGGTTCTGGCCTCCGACTATTACATTCGAGACAGATGATCTGGCGACTTGCGTTCAGATCATCAATGAACAAAGACGGAAAAAATAATGGCTGCAGATGTGAGACTTGATACTTACGGTCTGCAGGACGCTCTGAAGAAGATGCAGAAGCTGAACCCTGCAATGCGTCGGACATTGTTGAAGGACACAAAAGCAGCAGCGAAGCCTCTTGTGGATGCGATTAATGCTCGAGTTCCACAGTCGCCACCTTTGAGCGGCATGGCTCACAGAGGTCGCACAGGTTGGGCTGGAGTGAAGAAGGTGCAAATCTCCTTGAACACTCGCAAGCCTCGCAAGGGATCTATCTCTGCAGGTAGTGAGCAGATCGCAGTCGTTCGAGTCGTCACAAAAGGCGCACCAGTAGCGATCACTGACATGGCTGGCAAGGCTGGCGGAACGAAGTCGCGCCGTGAGCCTAAATATCGGCGACCCAACTTCGCTAGCGCGCTTGACTCGCGTATCGGGACACCTTCTCGCTATATGTGGAAAGATGTTGAGTCAATGGCTGCAGATGCTGAACGAGCACTTCAGCCGATCATCCAGCAGTTCATGCTTGACGCACAGAAGGAGTTTTAGTAGTGGCTATTAACCTCCCGATTATCTCCGAGTGGAATCCTGCCGGCATTGACAAAGCCATCGCAGACTTCAAAAAACTGGAGACCAAAGGCGAGAAAGCAGCGTTCGCTATCAAGAAGGCTGCAGTCCCAGCAGGGCTCGCTCTTGCAGCTGTCGGCGCTGTTGCTTTTGACGCTGTCAAAGCGTTCGCCGAAGATGACGCTGCAGCCCAAAAACTTGCCACCACTCTAGGCAATGTCACTGGAGCGACCGACTCTCAAGTCAAGTCAGTTGAAGACTTCATCTCCAAGACTTCAGTCGCTGCAGCTGTCGCCGACGACGAACTCCGACCAGCTCTCGACTCGCTAGTTCGAGGCACAGGAGACATCACAAAAGCCCAAGAACTGATGGGTCTCGCGCTTGATATCTCTGCCGGTACTGGCAAGGATCTCGGCTCAGTCTCAGATGCACTTTCAAAAGCGTTTAATGGCAACTTTAAATCATTAAAAGCATTAGACCCAGCACTAGCAACACTCATCGAAGACGGAGCAACCACAGACGAAGTATTCGCAGCTATGGGCAAGACTTTCTCTGGTCAAGCATCCACTGCAGCGAACACGACCCAAGGCAAGATGAAAAACCTCGGGATCCAGATGGGCGAACTTAAAGAATCCATCGGTGCAGCTGTCGCACCACTTGCAGAGAAACTGATCCCACAGCTACTCAAGTTCACCACATGGGCATCAAATAACAAAGGACTCATCGTCGCTATCGGTGCAACGATTGCAGTACTAGCTGCAGCCATTATCGCATTGAACGCTGGACTCGCTATCTACAACACGATCCAAGCAGTCACTCTTGCCATCAACACAGCACTCACAACATCATTCTCCGCTCTATGGGTCGCCACAGGTGCAGTCGTCATCATCGCAATCATCGCAGCACTCATTGCACTCCAAGTCAAGTTTGACATCTTCGGGAAAGCGATAGACGGAATCAAAAAAGGCTTCCTCATCTGGTGGGATGTAGTCAAGTTTGTCTTCGGAGCGATCAAGTCAGGATTCGGAGAACTCAAAGATCTCGGAGTCAAAATCTTTGACGGGATCGGCGGAGCGTTCAAAGGCGTAATCAACGCAGTCATCGCAGGTCTAGAAGGCGGACTCAACTTCGCCATCAAAGGCCTAAACATCATCCTCGACGGCATTGACAAAGCAGCCGGGCCATGGGTCAACTTCGGCGAGATCCCAAATGTCAAACTGCCTCGACTAGCTGAGGGAGGCATCACGACAGGCCCAACAATCGCCATGATCGGCGAAAAAGGTCAAGAAGCCATCATCCCATTAGACCGACTCGGCAACATGGGCGGAAACACGATCAACATCACAGTCACTTCAGCAGATCCGAACGCTGTCGTCGCAGCTCTGCAACGATATGTCCGAATGAGTGGCCCAGTGCCAGTCACCACAAGGCCACTATGAGCAATCAGAACCTCTGGAAAGTCACGGTAGACGGATACAACCTTGACGGATTCGTCTATTCGGTGTCATTCTTCAACGGCAAAAAGAGATGGCTAGAGAACTATTCGCCTCAAACGCTGTCGCTCACTATTGACAACTCGACAGGTCTTGCGTCCGCTTTCTTGCCCGGATCAGAGATCAAGGTGTACAGGGACGGAGTAGGCACGAACAACAACGCTCGGAGCTTCTTCTACACTCAAAGCGTTTCATACGATGACGGCTTCCAGTACGCATCAGGTGGCGCGACAGCAACGATCACAGCGATAGATCTGTTCGGAGTCTTGTCTCGTGAGCAACTCGTGAATGAAACCCTCGGAGACCTCAACACGCTAGAGCAACTGTCGCCATACACAGCACTCATCAGCTTCACAAACGACGGAAACAGTGCTGCCTACCCGACAGCAGATTACACCGGCACGATCGGCGCTCGACTTGCCGAAAACATGCAGACCGAACACGGCCTGATGATCAACTACGGCGACACGATCAAACTGTTAGCAAGGTCTCAGGTCGGCGAGAATGTCTCAACATTGTCATTCGGTGGCACAGCATCGGCGACAGTGCTTCCCATGAACGCAGTGTTCAGGTCTGCCCTCGGCGATTCGTTCAACAATGTCGTCACAGTAGACGCTCCAGTCGGATCGTACACAGCGACAAACGCTGCAGGAGTTGCTCTCTGGGGAACATGGGCGACAACGACAACACAAGTAGACGGAAGCAGTAGCCAAGTTCAAGGATGCGCCGAATATCTCGCCGCTCTTATGGGCGACGCGCTAAGCGAGAATCAGGTCTACTTTGAGATCCATGTATGGGACTACGCAGTCAACCCCTCCACCCTCACACTGTTCCAGCAGTACAACGACTTCATCAGTCAGAACATAGATGTCGTCTACCGCACACCCGGCACAATTTCAGACACGACCTACAAATGCGTCATCGAAGGCCTACAGATCAACTCAGATCCCGAGAAGACCGAGTATGTGTTCTACCTCACCCCAGCCGAGCTCTATCGTTCATTCATCCTTGACGATCCGATCTTCGGTACTCTTGACAACAACCGACTCAGCTACGGCCTAGCAGGGTTCTAAGGAGACAACATGGCTATCCCTACCCTCCCAACATTTACAGCCGGCGAGATCCTGACTTCGAGTGTGATGAACGATGTCTCAACACTTGGCAACTATCAAGGACTCTTCCACATCAAGACTCAGACGATCGGCAACGCAGTCTCAAGCGTGACTGTTACAGGAGCTTTCTCATCTGACTTTGATCATTACAAGATTATTGTCCAAGTCAACTCAATAGCAGCAGGTGGCCCATACATGACGCTCCAACTTGGGTCAACGACAACTGGATATTATTGGGGCGCACCAGTTGTGAACTACGCAGCGGCAACTGCTTCGGCTATTTCAACTAATAACGGTACTTCGTGGAATCGTTTAGGGCCGGGAGGCACTACAGGCATGGCAGGCGTTTACGATTTGTTGAATCCTTTTTTGAGTGAAAACACCATAATCTCTGGTACTTACGCAGACGCTGCAACTGCTGGATCTGCTGGTGTTGGTTCGGGATATTTGAACAACACAACCAGCTACACGGCTTTCACTGTTGGTGTCACATCGTCAACAATGACCGGCGGATCTATTCGCATTTACGGATACAGGAACTCACTATGACCCCTGAAGAATACAAAGCCCTCTACCCACAAGATGCCGTCTATATCCAAGTAGACGACACCGAACGCTTGATGACCGACGAAGAATATGAAGCATGGGTCATTGAAGGCGTTTACTACAGCAACCATCCGAGATCATGAAAACTCTCGCCGTGATCGCAGCTCTCGCAGTCGTCCTCATGTTTGTCGTCACTGGATGCAATGACCGCACTCGAGACAACTGCAAACAACAACCCACAGCAACAAGGTGCAACCCGTGAAGAAATACACCAACTCAGAGATCAAGGCCAGACTCATCCTCATCGTCGGCATCACACTCTCGGCGACCTTCGTCATCTCCACAGCTTCACTGCTCTACGGATTGCTATTCGTCATCCAACCTCTTGAAGTATCACCAAACGATGAAAGCGCATGGTCGCTCCTATCCCCGATGATGCTCTTCCTCACCGGAGCACTCTCAGGAATCCTCGCCAGCAACGGCCTCAAAGACAAAGGGGACAAAGATGAGTCCTAGACCGTATACAGGGAACAAAGACGGAAACCATCCCACACCACGCGCCGGCACAAAACGATTCGTTGAGTTCTGTGAGTTCCTCTTCGGCGTAAAGAACATTGGCATCTATGCGAACCGTCCGATGCGCTCAGGATCATCGCTGTCAGTTCATGCCACATGGCGCGCAGTTGATCTTCGAGGCACAATTCCTCAGCGCAGAGCTCTCGTGGAGTTTCTCTATGAGCACCGTGACGATCTGAACATTGAAGAGATCCATGCTTACGATGGCACTGGATGCCCTTTGACTGGTCTCACAAAGTGGGGAGCAGGCTACCGCTGCGATCGTGACGCTTGGAAGGCTTGGACTGCCACACGCAACGGCGGAACACCCGGAGCACAGTGGACTCATGTTGAGATCTCGCCATTGATGGCAGATAATCCGAAACTGGTAGAGGAAGCGTTCGCTCGAATCTTCGCCGAATGACTTGACATCGCGTCGCTCATTCGGTCAACTGATTCAGCCAAGAGAGCACAGCATCAGCTGAGCCCCGACACTGGAGGCACTAATGCACCCGTTCAAGTTCCTAGCCCTTGTGGCGTTCGCATATTTCAGTCTGGTCGTGGTCTTCGGATCATCGTCAGAATCACCGCCAGAGACGACGATCAAAGTTCCTCAGACTGTCCAGATAGTCCCTTTGACCGATGAGCAGATCGCAGACCAAGAAGCCCTGATCGCTCAGATGATCGCAGAGGAGAACGCGACTATCTACGATGAGCCCGTAGAGACCTCTACAACGCTCGTACAGCTCGCCCAGATAGATCCCGACACCAAATGTCAGGAATGGCTTCCGCTCGCCGTAGAGATGGGCTGGCCCAACAGGACAGAAGTCTTGCAGACCCTCGGTCGCGTCATGTGGAAGGAATCGCGCTGTCAATCAATCTCAGTCGATTCAGAAGTCTTCAATGGATCAGATCACGGACTCACGCAGATCAACCAGATTCACGAAGAGTGGCTCTCGGAAATGGGCTGGACGCTTGAAGACATGGCAATCCCATCATCAAACCTGCGCTTTGCATTCTTACTGTGGAACGCTCGAGAAGAAGCTGGGAAGTGTGGATGGCAACCTTGGAGCATCTCATGCTGAACAGTCTCAAATGGCAAGAAGAAGCAGCTTGTCGTGATCTGCCCGTTGACTGGTTCTTCCCCGAGGTCGGTGCTGAAGCATGGCAACACCTTCGAAGAGCTGTCGCTGTTTGTGAGTCGTGTCCAGTGATAGATGACTGTCTGAAGTATGCGCTGTCATTCGGCTATCGAGCCCTTCCGGGCATCTGGGGAGGCACATCGGAGAATCAGCGTCACGGGATGCTCATCTCTGACACACCCTTGCAGTAGTGTCGGATTATCCCACTAGGAAGGATTATCCAATGAACGACCCCGACGGAATGGTTCAGACGATCAGAGAGCAGGAGAAGCACATCGCCGACCTTGAGCTCCGTCTGAAGATTAGAGACACACGCATCCGCTTCTGGCAAGGAATCG